GTAACCGTAGAAGGTGGCGCGGTAAGCGTAGTCGTTCATAGGTCGAGTTTATTCTTGTAGTGCTGGATGATGCGCTCTGTCTCGTGGCGATAGAACTCTTTGAATGTCCCTTGTTCTTCTATCTTCCAAACTTTGAAGAGTACGTTCCGGAGGCGTTGGCTTTGGCTCTTGGGTTCATCGTACAGGTCGAGCTCCACCGCGTCCAGCTCGTCGATTTCATCTTGGTTGATCTTCTCCTGCCCTCGGAAGTACACGATGCCAAAGGCGTCTACCATGCTGTCGATATCGGCTATCTCTCCGCTGGTCTTCTCCTGCGTAATGAAGCGCAGGGAGACGGTCCTATCCTTCCGGCGTTGGTATCCGTCCAGTTGTGCAGCGGTCAAGATTTTCAAAACAGTTTCTTTTGTGTGTTCGGGTCTCGGTAGGTCTCAAATTTAGCCGTTCGGATTACTCCGGTCGGGGTCTTCTCCTCGTATCCTGTCTCCAGGTACTTCCTGCCGTCCCTCTCAATTACCCGCTGGTATACGACCTCCTTACTCATTGAGTGCTTGAAATATCTGAAAGGCTACCTGTGGGACGATGGCGTTGCCGTATGCCTTTATGGACTCTCTTCGCCACTTTGGAAAGGTGATACCGTCCAGCCGGGAGGAAAGCCCATCATCTCCTCCACAAACCGGGGCGACAGTTGGGAAGGTTTCCCAGCTTCTTGGGCCATAAGGTGATTCAGTTCGCTCCTGCGCGTGGGCTGATCTGCCGGACGTTCCTTTTCTGTTCCTGTGTTCCAACATCTCGCCGTTGGCGTTGGTAGCCACAATCCAAATTCTGTCGCGGCGGTGCGGCGCGTTGACGCTTGCAGCAGGAAGTACAACCGGGAAGACTTCGTAGCCTTCACCTTCCAAGTCAGCGCACACCGTGTCGAGAACCATCCCTTCATTCCAACTAATGAGGCCGCGAACGTTCTCCGCCACGACATAGGTGGGGCGAGCCTCTCGTATGATTCTAAACATCTCCGGCCAGAGATATCTATCGTCGGATGTCCCGTCCCGCTTTCCTGCTGCACTAAAGGGCTGGCAGGGGAAGCCACCCGAAAGGACTCGTAAACGTCCTCGAAACGGAGTTGCGTCGAAGGCTTTGACATCGTCGAAGGATTGGGATTCGGGGAAGTGGTGGGCGAGGACTTGCCGACAGAACGAATCGCGCTCGACGTGGAAGACGTTGTTCCACCCCATCCACCGGGCGGCGAGGTCGAACCCTCCGATGCCTGAGAAAAGACTACCATGCGTCATTGTTTGCTTGTGTGTGCGGCAAGTATACAAATTTACAACTTCCCCTCTTCCTTCATAATCTTCCCGGCCCACCGCTTCCCGGCCAGTCCACCCCATAGAAGATACGAAATAGTTCCGCATGCTTTGGTGTCTGACTCGTCATAATACTCTTCCGCACGAGATAGATATGAATACATCCGCTGTACGGTGTCGAAGGATACCCCCTCCCCTTTGGCGAGCTGTTGGGCGCGAACCTTCCCGACCTGGGTGGCGCACTTGTTGCCCACCTTCTCGTTGAGCTCGATGCCCCGCTTTGCGTTATTGCTTACCGCGTCGGGGTAGTTGCTCCACGTCTTAAGATTTACACGAATACTCATAAGCTCGTTGTAGTTGGTCGACCATCCGCTTGTTCTTGCCTGTGCAACTGCACGGCCTCTCCTTAGCGTTGAAGGTCCGATTGAAAATGTCGTACATAGTCCGCGACTCGGCGCGGTTGAGTCTACCGCTTTTGATAGCTGGCAGGAGCTCCTCGAAGGCGGTGACGTCGGTGGGGTCCATCTCCACATTGCGGCCCGGAAAGAGCGCGTTCAGTTTGGCGCGGCGCTCATCGCATCCGCAGTCCTCTGCTACAGCGTGAACGAGTTTATCGATTCCCGTCGCCTTCGTCAACTTCGCGATCTTGTCGCCGAGCCCCTTGGATTTCTTTTCTGACACGTCTTATCGTGGTGTAGAGTTTGTGGCGGCTGATGCCCGTCGCCTCGGCAAATGAATCGAGGGTGTGCCCCTCTTCGAAATATATCGCAAACACCTCCGCGTCGAACCAAGGGAGGTCCGCAAGGCGCTCCTCGATATGGGTGAGAAGTTCGTCACGGTGGGCAGCTACGCCGTCACCATCCCACCAGTCGACAATGTGCCGAGAGAACTTGCGGCGGCGCTCGATATCCTTCCTCCACTTGTAATGATATCGGGAGGTTTTGGAATTGTAGTTGTTGACCATCACCCGCAGGACCCAGTACTTCATCTGGTCCCTTTCCAGGAGGCCGTCGATGGTGTCTTGTTTGGTTTGGTACAGCTGAAGGATAACCTCGTGCAAGAGGTCCGGCCCGTCCTTTCCTGCGATCCTATACGCGGCCTGCAAGAGGTCGTCGTAATTGCGGGAGAGGTATTCGTCCAGCGTCACAGCTTCCGAAGTCTGCGGTTGTACACGTCGACCATCGCCTCCAGCTCCTCCGAGCTCCACTTCTTGGTTGTGTTGGATAGCTGCTCCACCTCCATCGCCGTACCCTCCCCGTATACCCTGTCGAGGTGGCGGGCGAATTTAAATTGTTCGCCGCTTCGAAACCCGTTGCAGGATTTGCATTGCGGCTTGACGTTCATCTCATCCCACCGGGTCGAGAACTTGGCCCGACTTTGAAAGTGTCCGGCGTCTACCGTCTTCCAGTGTTTGAACTGCCCGCAGGTGAAGCACTGCACGAATCCCCGATGGTCGGCGTCCTTGCTCCGCACCCACTGAGAGAACACCTTATCGAGGCGGGCGATGAGCTTCTTGCGAGTCATACGAACAGGGCGAGGCATGACAGCAACAATACAACGAGGTTAAAGAGCCGCACCTGGTTCTCCTGATAGTATTCCACCCCGACCTGTGCAAAGGTGAGGACGGCGATGGCGACGAGAATTCCGTGGATCATTCCGGGGGCTTGATTTGGCCGAGGTCGATAAGGTCCTCGACGGTTAGCAATATAGCCTTTCTCTCCTCTCGTGTGCCTGCGTGCCTCTGATAGGGGTCGTGTTCGGGTCGGTGCTTGCGTTCCAGAATCCTCTCCGCGCGGGTCTCTTCCCACTTGCGGCAACACTCCATCAGCTCGCCGAGCTTTAGGCGCCCGTACATGGGGCCGAACTTGTTCCTCTTGATGCCTTCAAAGACCAGCGCAAACTCCTCCAGCTTAAATGCGGGGAACTCCTCCATGAGCGCCCGCGCCGTCTCCTTCATCTCCTCATCGTCTTGGATGGTCTTGGTGGCATCGACGAATTTTATGAGCCTTCCGAGCTCCGCAAGAAACCACGCCCGAACCATTTGGGGATTTAGGCGCAACGCCGTGCGGATATTGGTTCCTTCCTCCCACGCATTTTGAGGGGTCAAATTTCGACTATCTCCCTTCAGGAGTAGCTGAGTACTATCCGTTAGCGATAAAGTCCTTGAGGCCATCCGGAGTGAAGCCTGTGGGGTTAAATCCTTTTCTTCTTTCATTGCTTTGCTTGTTTCTCATTCGTGACAGCCAGCTCCGCGCCTTGGGTTTCCACTTCGCCATCGGCGTCCCGGACACGATCCAGCCCGTGGACTCGTAGTGCGTGTGGAACTCTTGGCCGAGCTGGTCGGCGACATCTGAGCCGCCAATATCGCGGAAGTATTCGACGACCTCCTCCTCGGTGGGTCTCTCATACTCCAATTCCTCACGCGCGTTATCTCTTGTTCTCTTAGAGGTATTTGTTTCTATATGTACACGTGGCAATTCTGCCTCTTCGATGTGGCAATCCTGCCTCTTCGTTGTGGCAATTTCGCCACTTGCTTGTGGCAATTCTGCCAGACAGTAAGTGTGCCTCCTATCGAAGCCGTTTGACTTGCGGTAGATGGCATCTGCTTTTTCCAATTTTGACAGGGCTCGCCGTATCTGGTCGAAGGTCAAAAAAGGAAGGTGCCCCTGCATACGCGCTATGCTTTGCGTCATGCACGGCTCCTCCCCGGCCTCGGTGTTTCGAGCTATCCAATACTTCAGGTGTGCGAGTACGGCAGCGGCAGGCAATCCCCACCGCTGCGCGTCCTCAACTTCGAACCAATACTTCATGGGGGGAACATACCATCGGGATCGAGTTCTTTCAAAGCCTTTTGGACTCTGGCTATCTCAAGCCGCAGTTTGTTCTTCTCTTTCTTGGTCACCTCATCGTTGCAATAATCGCGCAAGAGGTTGCGCCGATGCTCCCGGAGAAACATGATTCGCGCCACACGCTCCTGATAGGGTAGGACAGTCTTCGACATCCAGCGGGTTATTCTTCCATCCATTCGTTGTATGCTTTCTCGTATTTCTTGGCGAGGCTAATCACGTCCTTCACCATCACCTCGTGAGGCAGCTCGAACGATTTGTGCTTGTACTGGTTGGCCCATGCCATCCCCGCCACCTTAAAGCACATTCCCCGAATCATTTTTTTATCCTTGTCGGGATCCTGTTTGGCGGGTTGGAACTGCTTAAATCCTCCAGGGGGGGGTGGGTTTTTGGAGATTTTCAGCTTGTCGCCTCCCTTTGGGCTCTTTCCGGTCTTGACGTAGTACGCCATTTCGCCCACCTTGTACGGCGGTTGCTGGCTCTTGGCGTTGGCCTCGCCTACAGTGCCGTCGTTGAAGGCGACCTCGAACTTGTACATAGTCGAGCCGTCGTAACTGCTCTTCCAGTCTCCTAATCCTTGGATGGATTCAATTTGCGCCTGTACCATAGTTCGGTGGGTTTTTCAGGTCAATGTTCAAGGTGTCACAGAGCAGCCCAAGCTCCCCAACAAAGAAGAGACCGGGGTCTTTCAGCTTGCGGTTGATGGTTACGGGGTGGATGGACAGCGCATCGGCGAGGTCCTTCTGGGTCTTCTTCTGCATGGCCATCTCCGCAACGATTGCGCGGTTGACAGCAGTTACCCAACGTTTGTATTTTGTCATGATATTGTATTTTATCTGTGCAAATATAGGGAAGAGATTTGGATATATGCAAAAGATGCGTATATATTTGCGGCATGGAACACACAGTAAGCCCCCTATTCGATGAGGTCATCCAGTTGGCGACCCCCGACTGCATCAACCGAAGAGATATGACCCTTGTGCGTAAGCTCAAGAACCTCCAAGAGTACACCGTCCGCATTGAGAA